ATACTGAGTCACCTTACTTTGATGATATATATTATATAGGTGAAGTAAAAGAACTACCAATAAACGAACTTGTTAAAGAGTTTCCAGACTTATCAGAGTCAGAGATAAAAGACATATCAAATAAATATTCTTACCCAGTTGATTATGTAAGTAATAGAGATAAAAACAAAGTTCAAGTTCTTTATTTTAATTATAAAACTCACATGAATGATGTTTATAAATTAAAAACACTTGGTAGTGGTGGTGAAAAGGTTATACAAAAAGATGATACATTTAATCCACCTGTTAAAAATATGGATGGTGATTTTAGCAAGCTTGAAAGAGTTGTTGAAGTTTTGTATGAAGGTGTTTATGTTATAGGTGCAGACAAAATATTAACTTGGAGAATGTGTCCTAATATGATGCGTACAGACTCTGAGTTTGGTAAAGTTAAAATGAATTACCAGTTAGTTGCTCCTCGTATGTATAAAGGTAAAATAGAATCTATTGTAGGTAGAATAACTAGCTTTGCTGATATGATACAGCTAACGCACTTAAAGCTACAACAAGTTATGGCTCGTATGGTACCTGATGGTGTTTATTTAGATGCTGATGGTTTAGCAGAAGTTGATCTTGGTAATGGCACAAACTATAATCCACAAGAAGCTTTGAACATGTTTTTTCAAACTGGTAGTGTTATAGGTAGAAGCTTTACATCAGATGGTGATATGAATCCAGGTAAAGTACCAATACAACAAATAAACAACGGTGTTAATAGTGGTAAGATACAAAGTTTAATTACTACTTACAATTATTATCTACAAATGATACGTGATGTAACCGGATTAAATGAAGCTAGAGATGCTAGTACGCCAGATCGTAACGCTTTAGTTGGTGTACAAAAAATAGCAGCGGCTAATTCTAATACAGCTACAAGACATATATTACAGTCTATGATGTTTATAACAGCTGAAGTTGCAGAGTGTTTATCACTACGTATAGCAGATATAATAGAATACTCACCAACAAAAGATGCTTTTATAAGAGCGTTAGGCGCTCACAATGTTGCAACGTTAGATGAAATGAAAAATTTACATCTTTATGATTTTGGTATATTTATAGAGTTACTACCAGACGAAGAAGAAAAAGCTATATTAGAAAACAATATACAAGCAGCATTATCTCAACAGTCTATAGATTTAGACGATGCGATTGATCTTCGTAATGTTAGAAATATTAAATTAGCAAATCAATTGTTAAAAGTAAAACGTAAAGCTAAAATAGCTAGAGATCAACAAATACAACAACAGAATATACAAGCACAAGCTCAAGCTAATTCACAACAGCAACAAGCAGCTGCTCAACTAGAAGTTCAAAAAGATCAGGCAAAAATTCAAACACAAGTATTTTTAGAGCAAGAAAAAAATAAACTACAATCACAGTATTTAGAAAAAGAAGCTAGTGTTAAAAAAGAACTAATGGCTTTTGAGTTTGAGTTAAACTCTAAGTTAAAAATGCAAGAAAAAGAAGTTGCAGGTAAAATGGAAGCTGTTAGAGAAGATAGAAAAGATCAGCGTGTAGACAGACAAGCTGAACATCAAAAACAAATGATTACTCAAAGAAGTGAGGGTGATTCACTTAAAAAGTTTGAGTCATCGGGTAATGATATAGTTACAGGAGACGCAGGTTTAAATCTGTAGTTTTTTAATATTTAATATTTTATAAAATTTTATTATGGCAGAAGAAAATAAAGAAGTTGTCGAAGAGATAACTGAGCAACAAGTAGAACAACCTGTAGAAGAGGTTGTTGAACAAATAGATGAATCAAAATTTAATAGCGCTGGTGATGATAGTATTATTAAAGTTGATTTAGACAAAGCACCTATACAAAGCGAAGAGGTTGAGCAACAACCCGCTGAAAAAGAGGTGGAAGTGGCGGAAGAGCCAGCTACAACAGAGCGAGTTGTTATGGAAGAAGTTGTTGAAACAGAACCAGAACAAAAAGCTGAAATTAAACAACAAGAAGTCGTTGAAGAAGTTAAAGATGTTGTTGAAGAAGCTGTTAAAGAATCTCAAGCCACTGGTAAACCACTACCTGAAAACGTGCAAAAGTTAGTAGAATTTATGCAAGAAACAGGTGGTGATCTTGAAGATTATGTAAACTTAAACAGAGATGTTTCTAAAATGGACAACTCTGATGTACTTGATGAATATTATCGTGCTACAAAATCTCATTTAACTGCAGAAGAAAGAGGTTTTTTATTAGAAGAAACTTTTGGTTACGATGAAGAAGAAGACGATCCTAAAGATATCAAGAGAAAAAAGATAGCCCTTAAAGAGCAAGTTGCCGAGGCTAAAGCCTATTTAGACGGGCAAAAGTCTAAGTACTACAAACAAATCAAGTCTGGTGTTAAACTTACTGAAGAGCAACAACAGGCTATAGATTTTTATGAAAGGTACAACAAAGAAAGTCAAGAGCAAGCAAGTTTATCTGAAGCTAGTAAAAAAGTATTTTTAGATAAAACTAATAATTTATTTAACGACAAATTCAAAGGTTTTGAATATAATGTTGGCGATAAAAGATATAGGTTTAATATTAAAGATATTAATAAAGTAAAAGAAACTCAAAGCGATCTTAATAATTTTGTTAACAAGTTTGTTGGCAAAGATGGTGTTTCACTAGAAGACGCTGCTGGTTATCATAAATCTTTATTTACAGCTATGAACGCAGATGCTATTGCCAAGCATTTTTATGAGCAAGGTAAAGCAGATGCTATAAAAGATAGAGTTGCTAAAGATAAAAATATCAACTTAGAACCTAGAAAAACATTTGGCGAAACAAACGTCGGTGGTGTTAAGTATAGAGTTTTAGGTGATAGTGCTAATGACTATAAATTTAAAATTAAAAAGAAAAGTTAATTATTTAAAAAAAATTTATTATGGCAATTACTAATGGGAATTTGCTTAACTTAACGCCCTCGGCAATTAAGCAAAACCTACAAACAAATTATTTAGATCTTGCTTCTGAGGCTGGTAAAGGCTGGGCTCAACAGTATGTGCCAGACTTAATGGAAAAAGAAGCTGAAGTTTTCGGACCGAGAACTATATCAGGTTTTTTATCCCAAGTCGGTGCAGAAGAAGCAATGACAGCTGATCAAGTAGTTTGGTCTGAACAAGGTAGATTACATTTATCTTATAAAGCTCAAATTACTGACGGTGATGCAGGTACTGTAGCTGGTGGTCAAGTTACTTTAGTTAAAGATATAGATAACAAAACTATAGATGGTACTTTATTTAACCACGGTGTTAGAGTTAATGATACTGTTATAATAGCTTCATCAGAAGCTGTTGTAAAAGCTATTGTTACTAAAACAAATGTTGGTACTAGTAACGTTATTGAAGTTGCTCCTTATGGTGTAGCTCACTTAAATGACGCTGGTTTTACTGACTTTGGCTCTAGTGCTGAAGAGTGTACTGTAATGGTTTACGGTTCTGAATTTAGAAAAGGTGACAACTATCAAGGATCAGATTCTAGACAAGCTAATCAACCTTCTTTCAAATCACTTTCTAATAAACCAATTATTATGAAAGATTACTACGAAGTATCTGGATCAGATGCATCTAGAATTGGTTGGGTAGAAGTTTCTTCTGAACAAGGTCAATCAGGTTATCTTTGGTATTTAAAAGCTGAAGCTGACACAAGAGCTCGTTTTACTGATTACATTGAAATGGCTATGCTTGAAGCTGTACTCGGTGGTGATGCTTCTGATGTTTTCAGTGGAGGTGAAGTTGCTGCTGACGACTTAGTTGATGATTATTTAGAAGGTGGATCAGCTACTTACTCTGGTGACTTACATGGAACTCAAGGTTTATTCGATGCTATCGAGTCTAGAGGTCATGTAACATCTGGTGTAACTGGTGTTAACGCTGCAACCGATTTAGCTGAGTTTGATGCTATACTAGCTGAGTTTGACAAGCAAGGTGCTATTGAAGAGTACATGATGTTTGTTAATCGTACAACTAGCTTAGCTATAGACGATATGCTTGCTTCGATGAACTCTTACGGAGCTGGAGGTACTTCATATGGAGTATTTGACAATGACGAAGATATGGCATTAAATTTAGGTTTCTCAGGTTTCCGAAGAGGTTCTTATGACTTCTACAAGTCTGACTTTAGATACTTAAATGACAAAGCTACAAGAGGCGGTATTAACGAAGCTGCTGGTAATAACGCTATTAGAGGTGTACTTATTCCTGCTGGAACTTCATCTGTTTATGATCAAACAGTTGGACAAAGCATTAAGCGACCTTTCTTACACGTTAGATTTAGAGCTTCTGCAACTGATGACCGAAGAATGAAGTCTTGGGTTACTGGTTCTGTTGGAGCTGCTACATCAGCACTTGATGCAATGCAGTTACACTTCCTAACTGAAAGATGTTTAATCACACAAGGTGCGAACAACTTTATGTTGATGAAGTAAGACTATTTATTTATAAGGGCGGTCTTGTATCGCCCTTATATTTTTTTTAATTTTTATTATATTATATTATGGCAAAGAAAAAACAAACAACTAAGGTTGAAGAACCTGTAGTTGAAGAAACAATAGCTGTTGTAGAACAGCCTAAGGTTAAAGTTCCTGAAATAAAAACTAAACCAAATAATACTTGGGAGATAAAAGATAGAACTTATTTTTTAAAAGGAAGAAAAAAACCTTTAACAAGAACAATAAGATCTTCTAATATATATTGGTTTGATGAAGAAAAAGGTTATGAAAGAGAACTAAAGTACTGCGCAAATCAAAGAACTTGTTTTGTAGACGAGATGACTGGTGATCAAAGACTTGAACACATAACTTTTCAAAATGGTGTTTTATTTGTTCCTAAAAACAAAACAGTTTTACAAAAACTTTTAACACTATACCATCCTGCTAACGGTAAAATGTTTTTTGAACATAAACCAAAAGTTATAGCAGAAAATCAACTAGATATACTTGAGATGCAAACAGATGCTTTAATAACAGCAAGGCAAATGGATATTGATTTAGCCGAAGCTATTATGAGAGTAGAGAAAGGTTCTAGCGTGTCTAATATGAGTTCTAAAGAACTTAAAAGAGATTTACTATTGTTTGCTAGAAAAAACCCTAAATTGTTCTTAGAATTAGCTTCTGATGATAATGTTCAGCTTAGAAACTTTGGTA